AAAAAAATATATTCTTAAATAGATGTAAAGAATGTGAAAAGAATATTAATGATGGTGTATGGGCTTTAGCTAAAGCTTACGAAGATTTACCTATTAAACAATATCCAAGTATGATGGAGCTTGAATTAAGTAATCAATGCAACCTTGAATGCTTAATGTGTAGTGGTAAATTAAGTAGTGGTATACGTAAGAATCGTGATAAGCTACCACCTTTGCCTATGATTTATGATGATTCATTTAGAGAACAATTACATGAGTTTATTCCACATCTTAATGAATTAAGATTTAATGGTGGTGAACCATTTGCTCAAAAGATTGTATTAGATATATGTGATGACGTAGCTAAAATTAAACCTGAATTAAAAATTAATATAGCAACTAATGGTACAATAATGAATAAAAGAGTTAAACATATTATGGAAAATAATAATTTACATATTAATATTTCTATTGATAGTTTAATAGCATCGCGATATGAAGAGATTCGTATCAATGGTAATTTCGAAAAGCTTATGGAGAACACCACTAAATTTTATCAATATTGTAAAGATAATAATAGCGAATTATCTATTATGGTTAATCCTATGAGAAATAATTGGGAAGAGATGGTTACTTTTGTAAATTTTACAGAAGGATTAGATATTAATTTATGGTTTAATACTATACTTTATCCTAAACAATATGCTCTTTGGAATTTACCATCTGATGAATTAAATAAAATTTATTATAGAATGAAAGTTCAATTAGATGAACTTGATGAATCATCAAGGAATTATGAAATATTCGAACATTTAGTAGAAAAACAAGTAAAGACTTGGTTATTAGATAGCTATATTATTTAACACGAGCTGTTTACATTCACCTTAAACTATGATATAATAGCTATATTATTCGCACAAATAGGAACTTTTATGCCTGAAAAAATTAAACCTAGAGATAAACCACATTACGTAAATAATCGTGAATTTAGTTATGCAGTAGTCGATTATGTAACTGAAGCTAATACAGCTAAAACTAATGGTGATTCGAATCCAGTAATACCTGATTATATTGCAATATGCTTTATGAAAATATGCGAAGGCCTTTCCCATAAACCAAACTTTGTACGATATACTTATCGTGATGAAATGGTAATGGATGGTGTTGAGAATTGTTTAAAAGCTATATACAATTATAATATCGACACGGCTACCCGTACGGGCAAGCCTAATGCGTTCTCATATTTTACTCAAATTGCTTACTTTGCTTTTATACGAAGAATTGTAAAAGAAAAGAAACAAACAGATATTAAATTTAAATTTATGGAGCAAGCAAACATTGAAGATTTTGTAGCTTCTATTGATGTAAATAGTCCTATTGACCAATCATTCCTCGACACCCTACGCGAAAAGATTGGTAAGATTAGAGAGACTGATAAAGCAATTAAAGACTTTAAAAAGGAAGAGAAGGAAAAGAAGAAAAAAGGATTAGAATTATTCATGGAGGTTCAACCATCAAATTAAATAATTTATTATTAATTGGTTATGGTATTGTTGGTAAAGCAGTATATAAAGGTTTAGGCAAAAAGAATTTTGTAGATATACATGACCCTGATGAAGGTTGGGAAAATGATAAATCATACGATGAATTTGATGGTATTATATTATGTTTACCTACACCTGCGGGCCCAATGGGTGAATGTGATGATTTTTTAGTTGAACAATATATAAGAACTATTCGTATAGATGCACCTAAAATACCCATCTTAATTAAGTCAACCACATCAATTGAGCTAATTGAATTATTAGAAGATGATGAATACTTGACATATAATCCAGAATTCTTAACAGAAACTGATTCAATAGAAGATTTTAAAGACCAATCATTTGCTATGTTTGGTGGAAAGAATGCAAGGTATTGGTTTAACATATATATTAATTCTGATATAAAAATGAGGAAAATAAGATTTACTTCTATGAAAAACGCAGCCTTTGCTAAATATTCTATTAATAGTTTTCTTGCAATGAAGGTAATATTTTTTAATGAATTAAAATCATTATATAATAAATCTAATATAAGATTAGAACATCAAGATTTTGATGCACTTACAGAATTAATAAGTTTAGATGAACGTATTGGTGATAGTCATATGATGGTCCCTGGTCCTGATATGACATATGGGTTTGGTGGTATGTGTTTCCCTAAAGATACTGCAGCTTTTACAATGTCAGCTAAAAATCATAAGTCACCATTAGAGTTACTAGAAAAAGTAATTGAAATTAATAATAAAATTAGGAGAAGTCCATAATGAAGGTAGGATTTACATGTTCACCATTTGATTTATTACACGCCGGCCATATAGAAATGTTACGTGAGTGTAAGAAGCATTGTGATTATTTAATATGTGGTATTAATACTGCACCAGTTAAAAAAGGTAAGTTACCAGTTCAAAGTCTTATGGAAAGACATGTACAATTATCAGGTGTAAAATATGTTGATGAGATTATACCATATGAAAATGAAGAAGATTTAATTAATTTACTTAAACTTAAAATGCCTGATATAAGATTTGTTGGTTCAGATTATCACGATAAAAGATTTACAGGTGATGATTTAGAAATACAAACGTTTTACAATAATCGTCATCATCCATTCTCTTCAAGGGAACTTAAAAATAGAGTTATTCATTGGTCATTTGAAGGTAAAAAATGAGATTTAAAAATTTCTCTTGGTCATTTCCAAGTGCAGTAGACCCTCATATATGTGACCATATAATTGAAATGGGTTTATCCAAAGAAAAACGTAAAGGGATGACCAGAGATGGAAAAATACATAGAGAATCAGATGTTGTATGGTTATATGATTCATGGATTATAGAATTAATACAACCATTTGTTTATGAAGCTAATAAAAAAGCAGGTTGGAATTTAGATTGGGAACCAGTTAAACAAGTTCAATTCACTGAATATAATAAAGGTGGTTATTATGATTGGCATAGAGATTCACTTGATGAACCATTTAAAGATGGTAAGATAAGAAAGCTAAGTGTTACTATAAATTTAAATGATGATTATGAAGGTGGTGATATGTACTTTGATAATGAAATAGAATATGGTAAAACAAATGCCATAGCAAATAAAGTAGGAAGACCGAAAGGTTCTATTAATGTATTCCCATCTCATATATGGCATAAAGTAGATAAAGTGACAAAAGGTACAAGATATAGTTTAGTGGTTTGGTTTAAAGGAGACCCAGTTAAATGAAGATAGCATTATTAAATGATACTCATGTAGGTGTCAGGAATTCTTCTGAAGTATTCATAAATTTTCAAAGAAGATTTTATGAAGAAATATTTTTTCCTTACTGTAAAAATAATAAAATAAAACAGATTATCCATTTAGGTGATTATTATGACCATCGTAAGTTTGTAAACTTTAAAGCATTAAGAGAAAACAGAAGACATTTTCTTGAGCCTATGACACAAATGGGTATGAAGATGGATATAATTCCAGGGAATCATGATGTATTTCATAAGAACACAAACGATCTTTGTTCTTTAAAAGAACTATTAGGTTATTATACAAAAAATATTAATATTATAATGAAACCTTCCACAATAAATTATGATGGATTGGATATACATTTAGTACCTTGGATTAATGCAACTAATTATGACCATTCAATGGAGTTTATTGCAAAGAATAAAGGTATAATGATGGCGCATTTAGAATTGCAAGGATTTGAAATGATGAGGGGTATTAAACAACCTATTGGTCATGGTATGGGTGTAGAACCATTTAAGCATTATGATTTATGTTTGTCTGGTCATTATCATGCAAGTTCACAACAAGGTAATATTAGATACTTAGGATGCCAAATGGAATTCACTTGGGCTGATGCTGGTGACCAAAAATATTTTCATATATTTGACACAGATACACAAGAAATAGAAAGAATTGCTAATCCATTAAAAATGTTTGAAAAAATTCAGTACGATGATACAAATTACGATTATAAAAATTATGATATAAATACATGTATAGATAAATTTGTTAAAGTAATTGTGGGTAATAAGTCGAACCCATTTATGTTTGACAAATTTATTGAACGAATATCAGAGCTAAAGACACATGATATAAAAATAGCTGAAAATTTCTCTGAATTCTTGGGTGAGAATGTACTGACTAATGTGGAAGATATAGAAAATACGACTGACTTAATGGCAAGTTATATAGATGGTGTAAATACTGATTTAAATAAAGATCAGCTAAAAACTTTAATGAATAGTTTATATAACGATGCCTTAGATATGGAGATACAATGAAAATGAAAAAAATTTCAAAAAGTAGATGGGGAATACTAGCACTTGTGGTAGTTGGTCTTATCGTTTTATTTAATGTAGCTGGTTGTTCGATGTTGAGCGATCAAATGAGCAAAGCAAGAGGATTAGTTGGTATAGGCGGCGATCCAATTGTTGTCGAAACACCAGCATGTGAAGGAGAAGCATGCGAGGATATAAGAGGCTAATATTAATATTAGTTTTACTCCCTTTATTGGTTTGGGCTGAACAAATCTGGACAGATTTCAGCCCTAAACCAGAGGTGGTAGAAATTGTAACTGATGAAACTCCAACAGTAGACCCTGATATAAAACCAATGGCTAATGTTGAAGAAGAATCAAAAAATGATTTAGATAAAGAAAAATACAGGCAATACTTTGAAGACAAATCTTTAGTATTAATGGTATTAGGTGGAATAGAATATTGGAAGATGAATTGTGGTGAATTATCTCCACAAGGTAATTATTTTATGAAACTTGCTATAAAGATGCATGATATAGACGAAGAGGAAATGCATATGGATATGGGTTTCCAAACAGGTTTATTCGCAGCACAATTATATAATAAATGTGATCATTTTCTAGAACAAGTCGATTCGATTGGTTTAAAGATGATGTTCATAAAAACTGAAAAGCAAA